CCGATTTGACCATTGTTTACAACTTTACCATCTACGAAGTCGCTAGAAGAGTAACGGTCGATACCCATGATAGCGTTACGTACTGATGGTGGTACTACTAGACAACGATTGTCCATAGGTACGTCAGCATCATCCATTTTTTGGATTAACTCACGGAAACCTGCATCGTTGAATACGTCAGCCGCGGCAACAGAGTCTACAGCGTAAGCCTCAACACCAGTGCCACCAGAGAAGTTGTAAGTACCAGTACCAACGTAGTCACCACCGTTGTCACCGAATTGCTTACCTAGTTCAAACAAGCTAGTGTCTACTTGCTTAGCTAGAGCGTAACCTGCGTCACCAGTGTAGAACTGACGAAGAGAAGACAATGCTTGAGTCTCAGTGATGTCTTCGATTAGACGTGAGTACTCGAAGTGCTTGTCTAGTGAGATTGTTACTTCGCCTTCAGTAGCGTTTTGAATTTGAACCGCAGTGTTTGCTGCTTTTTCAGTAGCCGAACCGCGCTCTGGTTTAGGAATGTGAAGAGTATCACCTTTCTTGCCAGTCATAGATAGCTTCTTAACTAAGTTAGCTAGTACTAGGTTAGATTGATATGCCGCAACAACCTCGTCACTCCAAATCTCTGGAATGAAAGTAGCCGCGTGTGCGTTATCGACAATATTTGCCGCTGTAGGATATACTGCTTTATCTGTAGCCATTTTTAATTCTCCAAAATAATATTAGTTTCGTACCCTCCCTTCTGCATACGCTTGCATAATCTCATTTGATAATGCTTGGTATCTATCGGGGTCAGTACGCATTAGTTTAATAATGTCTGCGCGTCTATAGACCTTTTTGCCTCGCTGTTCACCGCTACCACGAGCATTACCTGTGGATGCAGATTTAACTGCTTGCTTGCGTTGCTGTTTCTCATTGGCTACAGTCTGAGTGACAACCTGTTGACGTTCCTTCCATAGGGAAAATAACTCGTCAGCGGCATCATAATCATACTGTTGGTCTGCCTGTACAAAGAGCTGTTGTCTAATCTTTGAACCCTTAATCCACTCAGCGAACTTCTCATCCTGCAAGATTCCCTGCATATCAGGGTGTTTAGTTTGCAGTTTGTTCATTGCCGTTGACTGGCGATATTGGTTGCTGATTTGTTCAGCTTCCTTTATCTTAGGGTGATTATTAATCGCTCTTTCGACTGCCTTGTCGGGGTCTGAGAAAAAGTCTATTTCTTCGTCAGCCTGTGTTGCTTGTGTTTCTTGGGTCGAGAGTTGTGTCTGGATGTAGTCATCAACAACCTTTCGTAACTCCCCTACTTCAGAACTTTGCTTACCTAAGAGTTTCTCAGCTTCTTGGTGCATCCTTACTATTTCAGCTGTAGATTTCCCTTGATACTTCTCAGGTACGTCTGCTTCAGGTTCTTCAAGAGTTTCCTCAACTTGAGGCTCTTGTTCTTGTTCCTCTACTAGGTTATTGGTGTCTTCCGCTTCTACGTCTTCCGTTGGACGCTCTTCTATTAGTCTTGCCATTATTAAACTCCGTGATTATATCATTATGGAGGTGTATTAAGTGTAAGGGTTCTATGGTCAGGAGTTGTCCTTACGTTCAGTCGTTACGCCTTGTTACTCTTCATGTGTGACTCTCTTTGTTTAGACCATCTACGGACTTCCTTCCAAGAGTTCTTTTCACGATTGATTTTAACTGGTGTAACTATTTTTCTAGCCTTCAACTCACAATCAGGACAATCAACTTCTTCTACGTCTGAGTCTCGAAGGAACTCGTTGACGTGTCCGTTGTCACATTGAAAGTCGTATAAACGTCTCATTCTTCCGAGTCGTCTTCTTCTTGTTGTTGCTTAGCTGTTTCGATTTGTGCTTCTAAGTTTAGTAGGTTAGCCATGACTACAAGTTGTCCCTTACGAAAGTAAAGGTCTTTGTCATCCTGACAGGCTTCTACTGAGTTGATATTATCAGCACTTCCTTTAATGTCCTGTAATAAATTTTTCCAACCATCTAAACGGAACATTTCTTCAAAGGAACGATAGTACTTCTCAAGTTCTACATCTGTTGTCATACACTGTTTCTCCTTAATGGACAGCTTTAATTATTAATTTATATAATATACTTAACGTATACTATAGGAATATTATACCATATTTGGTCACAAAAGTCAAGAACTATTTTCTATGTCTTGCTGTTTTCTTTGCAATCTTTTTAGGTTGTTTACTAAATTGTTTACCTGCTTTGGTGTCAGCACGTTTCTTACGTGACGTAGCGGCATACTCCTTCTTGGACAAAGACTCTCGTGCCTTCTTAGGTAAGTAACGCTCACCTGTAGCCTTTTTACCTTGAGTGCTTGGTTTACCAGACTTAGTTCCCCAATCCTCTTTAGTCCACTTGGATAGAGACTTTTGGGCTTTAGTCTTACCACCAGTATAACCACCGCCCGCCTTCTTGTAGCGTTGAGTGGCTAACTGTGCCTTACGAGCAGACCATTGTCCTGCCTTCCCGCCTTTGCTCCCTGCTTTGACTGCGGCTACGATGCGCTTCCATTTAGCTTCATCGGTTCTAGCCATTAGTACTTACCTTTTACTTTCTTTACTTTCCTACCAGTCTTCTTAGCGGCTTTCTTAGCGGCAGTCTTACCTGCTTTAGTGTATGGGAACTTCTTTTTACCTACCATTGGCATAGCTATTACCTCTCTACCATTTGACTTTATCAGCCCAATAAGCCGCAGACATTTTACCTTTGGCGATGTTTCTACCGTGTCTAGCCTTAAAGGACTTACGTTTAGCTTTCATCTTAGCGGATTCACCTGCCTTAGGTTTACCCGCAGTCTTTGCTCCCTGCTCACCAAAGCGTATGGTCTTAATCTTATCACCTTCCTTAGCAACCACCACATGAGACTTCTTAGGGTGGTTAGGTGTACGCTTGGGTTTATTATAACCAGAGACTCCTGCTCTAGCTAGTCTTGGGTCTCGTTTTGCGGGCATTAGACTTCTCCTTGTGGGATTCCTTGAGGTCTCGGACCGCGGCTTCCAATGCCTCCAAGCGTTGGTTCTGCTTCTGGTACGACTCGTTGATTTCCTGTAACGCCTTGTTGAACTGGAGTTGTGTTATCATTTTGTTTACCTTCCTTTACAGCTACTTCACGTTCCTTCAGTAACTGCTCTGATATTTTAAGACGCTTCTGGAACTCTTTGTCATCTGCGTCACCTTGTTTAAGATTAGCCGTAACAGCTTTGATACGGTCAATCTCAAGTTCTTGTGGTACTGCTTGAGCCTCTGCCGCAAGTTTCTGTGCGCGAGCCTGAGACTCTGAAGCCTGACCTTGTAGTGCCGCAGTCTGTGAGCGTTGAAACTCCATCTGTGCTTGTTGCATAGCTTGTTGTGCTTGTTGTGCCTGTGGGTTAGGCTGATTAGCTTGCTGTAGAGCCATGATAAGTTCTTCACGGTTAGACAAGTTCATGTTGTCCACAATTGACATAATCAACTGTGAGTACATTGGGTTGTCTTGTTGCATAGTCTGTAGTAACTGTACAAGCTGTGTAACTTCATACTCACGAGCAATGATACCTAGACTGCTAGATGTATGGAACTTATAGTCCGCAACAGGATAACGCTCAGGGTTAAACTGCATATAACGATGTGCGGCTTTAGTTACAAATGGAATAAGGAATGATTCTTGGAAGTTGATTAAGGTACGCTTGTGACGCTTGATGATAGCACCGAGGCTCATAGAGATACCTGCGGCTGTCGAGTCACCGTTTATAGAACCAGGGATTCCCGCAGAGTCGATAGCACCAGTAGCTGTCTGTACCATCTTCTGTAGTTCAGCGGCTTGTGCAAACGTAACCTGACTGACATTACCAAAGTTTAATGGCTGTAGGACTTCTCTAGGTGAACCGTTGGTTAAGATAGTCTTACCTGCACGTACTTCAGCACGAGAGCCTCTAGGCATACGTGTAGCATCAATAGCCATCATTGGGTGGATAGTCAATGCAAGAGCATCGATTCTAGCGCGTATTTCAGCGTCTAACGCCTTTTGTGAGTTATACCCTTTCTCACATACACCTCGACCCCAAAAACGGCTAGGAACGACATCCCACGGGAATGCAACGATAGGTCTGTCACCCATCATGTATGGATTAGCTTCCGCTTTAAGTAGTGTACCATCATTAGCAATAACAACGATAGCTTCTACGTAATAAGAATTATCATCTTCATCAGGAGCGACTAGTTCTTCTACTTCTTCGGCATCTTCTTCTTCTTGTGCCGCTTTTAATAAATGACGAGGTACTAAACCGTAGTACTTAGTTAGACGTACCTTATCGTCCTCAAACACTGACAAATCTTTATCTGGCTCAATGTCGAAGTCTGGTGCGGCTTCGCCTACGTATACGTTACGGTAAACACCTTGTTCCTGTAGTTGGTCTACTAGGTGTGTAGGTACAAATTCATCTACAGCACAACCCAACGCTTCTTCAACGGAGGTAGCTAACGGGTCGATAAGGAAGTTCTGTGGCATAACGGGTCGTAGCTTGACGCAGGTTTTATCTACGATGTTGACACCAACCGCTGTTAAGTCGCCACCCATTACAGGTTGTG